AATTCCAGTAAACTGCCTGTTGTCTAATCCAAGATGGCAAAGGTTCAGTCCTTGGCTTTGGTACTCTCCAAGTTGATGTGCCATCTTTCTTTGTAGGGTTTTTGATTGGTGCATGGCATTTCAAATCTATCTGTCTACCACCACCTGAATAATCCTGATAATATAATACAGGTACGTCTATCTGTTCCTCAATATGATGTTGAGCAAACTCTCCATCAATACTGTTGACATTCTGAAAATACTCCTGGATTCCTTGTGCTGCTACCTTGACCATATCAGGAAGGTAATCTTGGTATGTTTCGTACTCTAGCTGGTCTTTTCCGTTATCCCAAGTCCTTGGTGTGTACTGTTGATATTCTGTCAACGACTCCCTGATTGCTTGATTTATTTCAAGACCTTCTTGTTGTCCTTTGATTGGCGAGAAGTCATGCAAACCTAAGTGATGATCTAATGCAGTTTGTACAAGTCTGCCTAGCATCATTCGTGCTGCATCAGGATAGTTTAGTTTGTGTTCCTGTCTAAGATATAGTTTGAGTATGGCTTGATCTATTGGCAAGTTAGCTGTGCTTGCTGATTGATGAAACAAACCAAAGTTTTTACAATAATCTGGTATTTCCATTTTGCACCTCCAATATAATAAATATTATAACGTAGACATTTTGTCAAGAGCATGTTACAAGAAGTTATGAAACTAAAAGATTACTTGAGAATAAATAATATATCACAATACAAGTTTGCTAAAATGTGCAACCTTGATCGTTCTGCTGTTTCTCTTTTATTGAGAGGGAAGAGGTTTCCTAGACCTGATACACTCAACAAGATAGAGTTAGCTACTGATGGTCAGGTAAAGGCTAATGACTTCATGAAAGAAGCACAGGAGAGAATGGTAGGTAGATGATATGGTTATGCGTTTACTTGACTTGTTTAGTGGCATAGGTGGATTTAGTTACGCTGCTGAGAAACTTGTTGGTGGTTATGAGACAGTTGCTTTTTGTGAACAGGATGAGTTTTGTCAGAAAGTGTTGCGTAAACATTGGAAAGATGTACCAATATATGATGATGTGAGGACAATAGATGCAGCTAGACTTGGAAGAATTGATATTGTTGCAGGAGGATTCCCCTGCCAATCTTTCTCTATCATTAGAGGTAAAACGAGAAAAGGCACAGACGATCACAGGTATCTCTGGCAAGAAATGTTTGCAGTTGCAAAGATGGTCCAAGCAAATTGGATTGTTGGCGAAAATGTTATTGGTTTACAGTCAATGGGATTGGAACAGATATTATTTCAGTTGGAAAGTGAAGGTTATCAATCGCAAGTTTTTAATATACCAGCTTTGTCCTGTGGAGCAAATCATCAAAGACAAAGATTATTTATTGTTGCCCACTCCAACGGCTCATCTTTCGCAAGAGAATGGATGCCCTGGAGACTGGAGGAGACACGACAATCTCACTTGCGATATTTTGATGTTGGAAAAAATGCCACAACAAACTGGCAAAGTGAAAGCAGAGTTTATAGAAGAGATGATGGGATATCCAAAAGGCTGGACTCAATTAGAAAAAAACGACTTAAATCATTAGGTAATTCAGTTTGCCCACAAGTGGTTGCACAAATTTTACAGTCAATAAAGGTTGCAGAACATGGCGAACAGTAGAGACAAAGGTGCATCTTTTGAAAGAAAGATTTGCTCACTCATTAAACATGCTCTTGGTTATGATGCCAAGAGAAACTTAGACCAGTATCAAGTTGGTGGTGCAGATATAGAGATACCTGGTTGGTCGATAGAATGTAAAGCATATCAAAAAGGCACTACCTACAAACAAAGTTGGTGGGAGCAAGCAGTAAGTAACTGTGGAGACAAGCAGCCTGTTTTGATTTACAAATACAATAACCACCCAATCAAGTGTGTTATCAGGCTAGATGTTTTTGAAACTGGTTTCTCTTCTAATCAAGACCTAGTTTGTGAAGTTGATATTGACACATGGTTTTATATTGTCAGGGAAAAGATATGAACAGAGATCAGGCACTAGACAAAGCCAAGGCTCTTGTTACTGGGGATAGAGCAAAAGACTATGGTAATGCCTATGATAATCATGCAAGGATAGCTAAGTTATGGTCAGCTATTATTGGTGTGCAAATTTCTGTTAGAATGGTTTATCTTTGTATGATAGCTTTGAAAATAGCCAGACTTGTGCAGAATGAAAAGCACACAGATAGCTGGATAGACATTTGTGGTTATGGCAGCCTAGGAAGTGAAGATGGGAAAGAAAAGCAAGATAAGAAATGAGTACAATGAATTACGTCAGCTTTTCAAAGATATGCAGAAAAGAAAAAAGAAATATGATGATAGCCAAGATAGATTCGAAGATGACCCAAGAGCAGCCAAAGAAATAGAGTATGGTAGAGTAATTAGAAAGCCAACTTTAATTAGCAAGGATAGTGTTTTTGATTGATCTTTCTTTTCTATTGTGTAGAATGTAGCTGAAGTTTTACTTCATTAGTTGTTGTGAATGAGAGGGAAAATCCCTCTCATTTTTCTTGCTCTTTCTCTTCTATCAAAGCACAAGCTGGGCATTTATAAACACCTTTCAGTTCTGTTTTATTCATTTTTATTTTGCATCTAAAACAAATAATAATTTTTTCTTGGTGATTTTTACTTTCCATGTTACCCTCTCATCTATTATGCTACGGCATATATACTATACTATGCTTATACTATGCTTTGCATACTAAGCATTGCACATACTAAGCTAAGTATATAAACTATAATATTAATTAATAAACTATATTATAGTATTGCTCTAATAGTATATTATGTATTGCATATTATACTATGCTTAGTATGCAATGCTTAGTATGTAATACTATGCGTCTTTCTCTCCTATTTCTTCTACCTCTGATATTTTAAAACATAAATGATTATCTGATGTTTCAGCAGCTTCATCTTGAATCACTACCTCAGTAGGATATAGACAAACTATTTTCCCGTATATTTCTTGATCTATTACTTTTATTCTTTGTCCTATTTGCATTTCTCAATCTCCTATTTTTGTTTCTCAAATATGTAACCAATCAAGATAGCTATAGTTTTACTTATACCTCTCTCTCCTGTTTCATGTCTGGAAACTGTTTGTTTATCTATTCCCAGTTCTGTTGCAAATTCAGCTTGAGTATACTTTAGTCGTGTTCGTATTTGCTTATACTGTTCTTTGGTTATGCTTTCTCTTATCATTGCTCTTTCTCTTCTATGTTAAAGTTGTTGTAAAGCTGCCATTTACATTTCGTTAGTTCTCTAATCTCGCTTAAATGTAAATCTTGCAGATCTGTTATTGTTTCCAAAACCTCAGTCAAAATAAAATGAGTTTCTTTGATTGCTGCTAGTTGTCCTGGTGTTAGTTTTGACATGCCAAGATTGTTTAACTTGTCTTGTCTTTCTCTTTCAATTTCCCAGTCTGTTTTATTATTAGTCATTGTTATGTACTCCTTTAGTTGTTTAATAGCGATTTAAGAGGGTTACAGGCTAGTAAAATAGTTTTTAGGATATAAACCAGCCTGTAACTTGTTTCGTTTCTGTATCAAAAGATAATAAAGAAAACTATATATAAGAATATGCAGAACATTAAAAATAAAATAGTTTCTGCGTTTAGTTTTAATATCTCATAAAAGCAATATCTTTTTGGAGTTGCATTTTCTATATGCAGCTTTAATAGTTTTTTATTCATTGTTAAAACTCCTGTAATAAAATAGTTTCAATCTTTTTAAGTTTAATTGTAAAATCTTCTTTTATTGCTAGTTGTTTTCTTATGTTTTCATTTTCTAATGCTATGTGTTCGCAAATAAAATGCTTTCCACATAGTATAGAAAAATCAAATAAAAATTTATTTTGTTCATTAGTTCCGTTTAAAAATGGCATTGTTGCTGCTCCTATCCAATTATTATTTCTAGTTTGTTATCTAAATGTTTTTTATTAATGCCAAGGTCTTGACCATGTTTTAATATGTATTCCTTAGCACATTCTTTGGCAGCTTTTTTAAGCTGCTGTTCCTTTAGTTTTTCCTCAATTAAAGTTTTAATCTTTAACATGTCTTTAGTATCAAGATCATTTAAAATAAAACTTAGCATTTGTTTATATTGATTACTGTGCATTGTTTATACTCCTTTGTTGTTGTTGTGATTTACTCAAGTAAATCTTAAAAGCCTGGCATTGTTCCAGGCTTTCGAGGTTCACTTAAGCAGCTTGTTTGTTTATGTAGTCTTGTACTATTTGCTCACCAACAATATAAACATACATGTTTACCACTCTCTCAGGTTCTGAAAAATCTGTTGTAACTTCTCCAAAGTTATCCTGTTCATAGTTTTTGATTATGTTTATTATATCAAATGCTTGATCGCCTAACCATTGTTTAGCTTTGTATGTGCCGATAATATAATAATCTTCATTAAATGCGTAATGATGTAAATCATCTAAATATGTTGTTGGATAATTTTCTTTTAAGTAACTTAGATTTTCTTTTAGGTAGTCATCAAAGTAACTTTGTATTTCTTCGTATTTATAAGTTTGTGTAAAATGTGGCATTGTTAGTTACTCCTATTTTTTGTTGTGAATTGTTATTAATGGATAGTAAATAGTTATTATTCCAAACATTCCAGAAATCATTAATAATGTAAAAAATACACCTGGCATATTTAGAGAGAGAAAATAAAAAGCTATTGGCAGCATTAAAAAGAATTGGAATAATGCTATTGCTAATATTGTTTCATACTTCATTAGTTTTACCTTTCATAGTTGTTTAGTGCAGCATTGCTGCTGCACCTGGTTTTTAATTTGCATATTCTGTAATTACTTTTGAATGTACAAGTTCTTGATATGATTCAACAACTACATCTTTATTAGACGCTTTCAAATAATTAATGTAGTCTTGATCAGGTACATACTTTGCAACTGCTGCAATGTATTCTTTTTTAGTATTGTATTTTTTAATCATAGTTTACCTTTCATAGTTGTTAATAATATAAGTAGACCATAGGTTTATTATTGTCAACTAATAATTTAAAAAAGTTTGCATTATTTTTTTTATGCCTGGAGCTGCTGCAAATATCTGGCTTGCCTTGGTGCTGTTTATAATGTAATCATTGAAAATATATTTTTATAACTACATAGTGAGACAGTATTATACAGCATAGTAAAAACAAAACATAAAATTACATTGCAATGTAGCTGCCAGGGGGGGGGTATTTACAAAGGCATACACACCCAGCAGCCACACGCACACATATATGTATATTAATTACTCTATAAAGACACACAATGACGATTAGCAAATACAAGAAAAACAAGATCATAAACAAGATTACAGACGGATATAGTCTGTATCAGGCTTGCAAAGACGAAAAGGTTAGCAGAGCTACCTTTTACAGACACATGGCAAAGGATGAGCAGCTTAATGACGTAGTTCGTACTGCACAGAAGCAATCTGCTGAGAAAACCTTGGAAGAGTTGGAAACTATGTTTTTAGATACGTTACATAAGCGTAAGATGTACGATCCTAACTTACTGAGGGATTATGCCACACATGTTCGCTGGAAGGTGCAGAAGGTGTTGCCAGAGAAGTTTGGTGAGATCAAGCAGAGGACAGGTGTTGAGTTAACTGATGGTGCGATAAGGATAGTATGGGAAACAGATGCAAGTAAAGATACCATATAAGCCTAGAGACTTACAGGCAGAGATGCACAAAGACTTGAAGAGATGGAATGTGCTAGTTATGCACAGGAGATTTGGTAAAACTGTGTTTGCTGTCAATCACATGATAAAACATGCTTTGACTTGTCCGTTGCCAAGACCGAGGGTTGCTTTGGTTGCACCTACGTTTAGTCAGGCTAAAAGAATTAGTTGGGATTATGTAAAGTATTATGCTGGTGTGATACCAGGTGTTACTTTTAATGAGACTGAACTGAGGGCAGACTTTCCTAATGGTGGTAGGATTATGTTGTTGTCAGGTGAGAATCCTGATGCT